TCACTTTTTGCGGCCGGTTGGGAGGTTCGGCCGAACAACGACCGGCTCGCTACATTCATAATCGAATTCAAATTGAACCTTCTCGATCGGTACCGCCTTGGTCGTATGGCAGTTAGGCCGATGTTCGGCGAACCATCTTGCCGCGGCGCGTTCGAACAACGGCTGCGGCGGCGCACCGCTGGTGGCACCAAAAGTCAAACCGGTAATAAAACCCGTCGCCGCGGCACCGGCCACATCGACCGAGACGATCATCTTCGGTTTGCTCTTGTGCAGCCAAATCCAAAAATTTGTGCCGTCCTCCAGCAGGACCGAACCATCCTTATCGGCCGTTCCGTATTCCTCGTAGAGATAATTAACGGTCGCGCACGCGCTCAATATCAGCGCGGCGGCAATCGCGGCAATCAACACAATCACGCGCATTCGACTCTCCATAATCCCGTCCTCACCGGACGGGAAAGAGCAGCTTAACGACAACCATGGAGCATGGGAATCCCCCCTGCTCCATTCACTAAATCGGGGGCAATCAGCATGACACATCATCCATTCGGATTCACTTTCGACCAGGAGCGCGCCACGGGGTTGCTCAGGACCTCGCGCGAGCTCGCGATCGTCTCGGTGATCACCACCCTACTTTCCGGCATCGCCGTCGCGATCTTCGCTCTGACGCTTCTCGTTGGGCCGGCCGACGCGAAAGTTTCCGATCTGCGTCATCCATCGTTTGAGCAGAATTCATATTCAGCGCGGTCACATAGGAAGCAACACGTTCATCAACGCGCGCACCATCGCCGCGTTGCACGGCATCACCGTAGGGACCGCGCCCCGGTCCTCGACGCCAACGGCAACCGTGCCGGGCTCGTCACGGTCGCCACCGCTGCAGGTATCGAGATCACGGTCGCTGCGAGTATCGCGTCGAAGATGCAGGGCTTCATCCGCGATATGGTAGCTCGCGGTTATCACCCGCACAAAATCCATTGCTACAATCTGTCTCGTTCGCATGTGCCCGGCTCGCTGCATTTTCGCGGCGAGGCTTGCGACTTCGATCAACGCGGATGGGGTCTCACGTCGAGCGCAATGTACCACGTTGCCGATCTCGCCAGAGTGCATGGTCTACGCGACGGCTGCTCCTTCCACGATTGCGGACATATCGACAGCGGACAAATGCTTGCCCGCGCACCCTGGCCGCGCACATTGAGCGCGCACAGTCACCATCACCGCGTGGCGATGATCGGGAGATCGTAAAATGTGGATCGAAATATTCTGGTTTTGCTCGATCTCGATTGCCACATCATTCGGCTTTCTCGTTGGCACATGGGTGACAGCAAAGCGCACGCCAATCGATACGAGCGCGCTAGCGAATGCGCGACGTCACGGTTTTATTGTCGGTTGGCGCTCGGCAGGTCGAAGTAAACCTGATCTTGTGCTGATCAGCCCGACAGAAACGCGGGCGGTTAAATCCTGGCCCGAACTGATCGGCAGCGGCAATCCGGAAGCACATGACTATGGCGCAGGACTGAGATAATGCCCACACAACAGGAAGGCGGAGAGAACGTCGCTGGTGATCAGGACGTTGTGATTGCTGATCGCATCCAGAACCTTTTGTCCGATCTAAATAAAGAATTGAACGCCGCTGGGTCCGCGGGCCTTTTTGTCGATATTGACTACGCCATTTATGACGTTTTTGGGCATCGATATCCTTTGCGCCATTACAACGCGACTTTCGAGAGGCGGTTTAAAATTTGTCCCATTCCAAAAGTCAAAAGTCTCTGATCACCAGTCATTCTGATCCAAAACCGAAATAAGAAATTGTCTCACATGAATTCCGCCCGCGCACATTACCCCCATCCCCGGCGCGGCCGGATCGCGCCGTGGCCTTTGCCGTCATCGAGTAACCGGCTAAGCGCCACGGCGCAGTTCTAAGTCATGAACAACATTCTCAGACAGCAATATGAGGACACGCTTCGCGAGAATGAGCGGCTTCGGGCGGCACTCACAGAAATAGCTGCAGCTCGTTGGACTGATAGCCACGGAAGAAACCCAATAGCGGCACGTGAAGCCGAGATAGCCCGCAAAGCACTCGGCATTGTTGATTGATCCAGGAATATCATGAGCCACATCGGTGAAGAACTTTTGCAGAAGATCGAGGCCGTTCTTCCGGCACCCGACGAGCCAGCGATGCCGGCCGCAAAAATTCATCGTTCACATGGATTCGGCGCGCCCGCCACCACACGTCGCGCACTTCGTTGGCTGGAAAGAGCCGGACGAGTTCAATCCACCCTCGTCGATGACAGAAGTTCTGGGCGTTTTCCTGTGCGGCTTTATCGAAAGGTCATCGCATGATCCATTTGGGCCGCCCCGTCCCTATTCTCGATATTGATGATGCCGAGGAAGCGATCGGCACACTTCTCCCGCTCGAATATGACTTTGACTGTAACGACGCGGGCAACTCATTCGAAGCCTGTCCCGGCGCCGACAACGGGCATTTATTCAAAACGCATTGCGGTGAAACGATCTGCGTTCACTGCGGACGGGTGGTGTGTGCATGACGTCCAGTCCAGCTGAAATTGCGGCGACCGCAAACGAGGGGAATTATATACATGAGTCCATTCTCGGCTCATTTTGACTTTTCCCGCTTAACCGCAGCGCGCTTTCGTCGGCGCGCGGGCGTTGTCTTGGGCTTCGGGCGATACCGCAGCACCTTGTCCACGATGGCGTCGAGGGCTTTACGCTGCATTGTAAAGTCTCGGCATAATCTCGTCCGGCACAGTGAACATGCCTTGCGCGCCACGGTAAGGAATTGGCTTTGGGAACGCCTCGAATACGCTGGCCTCCCAAGCGAAGCGACGCGGTTCAAAATTGCCGCAAGCATAATCGTCCTTTGCCATTTCCGTCTGAAACGTCATGGAGTCAGTCGGCTTGCAATCAACTAGGAACACGCGACCGACGATAGCGCCGCTCGGCAAGTCCATTCCCCAATGGCCGCCGAACTCGCTGTCGAGAATATCCATCAGCCGTTGGCTGTGGTCATCATGCTCAATCCGCTTTGCCGCATGGACGGCAAGCCAGCCGCGATGCTTTGTCGGCCAGTGGCGCGTCTCATGGATTTTGATTCCTGATACCCATAGCGATGCCCAAGGTTGCCACAACGAAATAGCCTTATACATTTTCAATCTCCCGGACGTTGTGGGATTTGATGGCCGCGCGTACCGACCCTTCGCCGGGGCCAAGATAATTACACTTGATGCATTCGACGTGACGCCAGCCGTTGTCATAAGTGTAGACAGCCAGATTGTCGTCGTTTTTGCACTTCGGGCACGGCTTCATTTTCGGGTTAGTTGCCATTATCGCACCACAGTATTTTGCAGGTCTGCGGCGGACGGCCTTGGAAGCAACGCAGCGTCCACAAGCCATCCATGTTCAACGGCCTTGGCATTGCCCATTGTCGGCTCAAACGCGAATATCTTCCCCCAACTCAGTTTGCCGCCATTCTCTTGGCTATCAAACGCGCGGTCCATCTGGCGCAGCGCATCCATCAAATGTTCGGCTTGCTCTAGCGACCGGAAGGCGAGCGCCTTGTTGTGGTCTTGCGTCCACTCGAAATTTGCCGACGATGTTAGGCGTTGCACCGCTAGATACCGCGCACCGGGCGCTTCGATCAGCCATCGAAAATCAGTCATTTTGAACTCCCTTGGGTTAAGCAATGAGTGCCTTGTAGGTGAGCCGCTTCCCAGCAACGGCCGTCACGAAGCTGTCGAGCCGTTCCATCGTGTGTCGCGCCACGTTGCCGTCATTGAGGCGGAACGCGAACTCGTCAACGTAGCGGCCAAGATGCTTCGGGCTGGCGTGGTGATACACGCCGATCAATCCGCGTTTAAGGACGGCGAACACGCTTTCAATCGAGTTGGTTGTCACGCCATCGCGAACGTATTCACCTTTGCCGTGGTTGATAGTGTCGTGATTGAAAAACAGGCCACCCATGCCGGTATAGGCAAGATGCTCATCGGTGTGCAGTGTCGAGCCGATTTCGACGTTTTGCACGATTATGTCTTGGATCGTTTGCGTATCGGTTGCCTTGATCTTGATCCCCTTCACGCGGCCACCTTTGCCGCGTTCTTTCATGCCGAGAACGGCAGTCTTGCCGACCGGGCCGGTGCCAGCGTGAAGCTTGTCGGCTTCGTGCTTGTTCTTTTCCAAGCCACCGACGTAAGTCTCATCGATTTCGACGATGCCTTGCAGCTTGGTCAGGTCATTGCCACAGGCTTCGCGGAGTCGGTGCAGGACGAACCATGCCGACTTTTGCGTGATGCCGATTTCCTTGCTCAGTTGCAGGCTCGAAATTCCCTTCCGCGCCGTGACCAGCAGGTACATCGCGTAGACCCACTTGTGCAGCGGGACATGGCTGCGCTCGAAAATCGTTCCGGTGCGCACCGTGAAGTCCTCCTTGCACTGGACGCATTGAAAGAACCCCGGCTTGCCTTTGCGCACTGTAATGCGCTCGCCAAGCCCGCAGACCGGGCACGTAGGGCCGTTCGGCCAAAGCCTGCCTTCCAGATAGACCCGCGCCGTCTCTTGGTCAGGAAACATGGCGAAAAGCTCAAACGTCGAAATGGTGGATTTACTCATGATTTACACCTCTTTTCAGGCTCAAAATCTAGCCCAAATAGCCGATGGAGTCAAGTATATAATTCCCCAAACGAGATATTTGATCAGTTGCGTCTTTTATCGTCGCCGCGCGATGCGGCGCAAGCAATCGCACTCGCACATCTTTTACTGATCGAACAGGACGGGGCTCAATCTGAGGGCGACGTGAAGGCCAAAATGAATGACGTGGTGGTTAATGTTATTGAAAATTGGCATGCCCGATCTGGGAAGGCGCGCCAACAATGAGCCGCCGTCACGAATTCCCCGCATCGGTTAAGCGCGAAGCCTTAGAGCGCAGTGGCGGCATCTGTGAGTGTCACCTGATCCCACATGTGTTCAAGACATTCTGCGGTGCATCGCTTGGGCCGGGCAATACGTTTTTCGAGCATGTGAACGTCGATAATTTTTCGAAAGATAACTCGCTGCGAAATTGTGCCTGCCTCTCGAAGACGTGCTTCAAATACAAAACGGCGAATTACGATCTCCCGATCATCGCCAAGGCCAAGCGCAACTTCGATTCTCACAACGGCATCGTGCGGCCCAGGCGAACACTCCCCGGCGGTCGCGCAGATCCATTTTATTTCACGCCCGGAAGCACCACACCGTTTGACCGGAAGACCGGGCGGCCATGGCGAGGCAGCCAATGAGCGCCCGCCCGCAGCGCCAGCCGGCCGCGCCGCCGCTCGATCCGGCGGTGATCAAGCTGATCGAGGCCCTTGCGCGCGCCCAGGCGGCGGACGATCATGTGGCCGAGATCACACTTAAACCAGCCATGCGCTAGGACCGGATGCCGGCCGCCGCCATCTACGCCCGCTTTTCCTCCGATCTACAGTCCGACCGCTCGATCGCCGATCAGATCGCGCTCTGCTGCGACTATGCCGCGCGCAAGGGCTACGCCGTCGCCCGCGTCTATTCCGATGCCGCTGCCTCCGGTGCCTCGCTACACGGCCGTCCGGAAATCCTGCGCCTGCTGGCCGAGGCCGAAACCGGCGCCTTCGCCGTGCTGCTGACCGAGAGCATGAGCCGCATCGGCCGCGATCAGGAAGACCGCGCCATGCTACGCAAGCGGCTCAAGTTTTACGACATCGCGATCGAGACGCCGGCCGAGGGCGTGGTGACACCGATCGTCGATGGCGTGCGCGCCGTGCTCGATTCCGAATATCTCGAAGACCTCAAGAATCACACCCGGCGCGGCATGCGTGGCCGCGTCGCGCAAGGCCTATCCGCCGGCGGGCTGACCTACGGCTATGCCTCGGGCCCGGCCAAAGGCACCCGCGCCATCGTCGAGCATGAGGCCGAGATCGTGCGACAAATTTTTTCCGAATATGCCGGCGGGCGATCGCCGCGCGCCATCGCCGAGGCACTCAATCGCGCAGGTCATAAGCCGCCGCGCGGCGCCATCTGGCGCGCCTCGTCGATCATCGGCAACGCCAAGCGCGGCTCCGGCATTCTGGGCAATGCACTCTATGACGGCCACCTGGTCTGGAATCGGGTGACCATGCGCAAGGACCCGCGCAGCGGCAAGCGCGTCTCGCGCGCCAATCCAGTGGCAGACTGGATCGTGCACGACGTGCCCGAGCTGCGCATCGTCGAATCAACCTTGTTCGCGCGCGTGCAGGCGGCCATGGCGATGCGCGCCAAGCAGCGGCCGGAACGGGCTCGACGGCCCAAGCATCTGCTATCCGGGCTGCTGCGCTGCGGCTGCTGCGGCGGCGCCATGGTGGTCAACAATATCGACCGCGCCGGCCGGCGCATCTATTGCAGCCAGCGCCGCGAGGGCGGGCTCTGCACCAACGGCAAGACCTATGCGCTGGCCGCCATCGAATGCCGTGTCGTCGAGGGCCTCAAGGCTCAGCTGGCGCGCCCGGAGGCGATCGCGCGTTATCTCACAACCTACCGCGCCGAGCGCAAGCGGCTGGCCAGCGGCTCGGCCAGCAGGCGTGGTGTTCTTGAGCGGGGCCTGGCGCAGGTCAAGCGCGAGCTCGATCGCGTGGTCGACGCCATCGCGCAAGGCCGCATCATCGAGGCGGAAATCACCGAGCGCATGGCGCCTTTGCGCGCGCGCCGCGGCGCGCTCGAAGCCGAGCTGGCCGCGCTGGCGCCGCCCGACAAGATCGTCGCGCTGCACCCGGCCGTGATCGAGCGGTATCTGGCCACTGTGGCCGATCTGGCCGCGACGCTGCGCAGCCGCGCGGTCGAAGGGCACGAGGACGTCGCCGCCAGCTTGCGAGAGCTGATCGCCGCCGTCACGGTCGCTCCCGGCGCCGGCCATGAGCCGGAACTGACCGTTTCCGGCCGGCTTGCAGCGCTGGCCGGTGGTGAGTTATTCCCGAGTGGGCCACTCCATCGGTCAGCGAT